TCATTTCTTTTTCGCTGTCTTTGCAGATTGTTTAAACGCTTTTGCAGTAGGAGCACCTTTAGTTCCTGGCTTTCTCATCTTCTCACCAGAACCTGCTTCAATTCTCTTACGTTTAGCATGTATATTTGCGTATAGTCCTTGCTTAGCCATTATTTCTTCTTTCTAGCCATGCCAGCTTGACTTAAAGCGATAGCTACGGCTTGCTTTTTGGATTTAACTTTCTTTGATGACTTACCTACATTAAGTTCACCACTTTTAAACTCTTTCATTACCTTAGAGATTTTCTTTTGTGCTTTAGTTTTTTGCATCATATTTTCCCTTCATAAAGTGCTTTTTCATCTAATCTTCTATTCTTCAATCCTCGTAATTCTGTGAGGACACCTTTAACACGAGCCTTACAATACTTCATCAACGATTCCATCGCTGCTTCGTGATCACCTCTAAGAACCGCTTGACGGAAGGTTGATCTTTGAAATAGTCCCAAACCATGATTGAAGCTAAAACTAACAATGCAATCGAACTGACCTTGTGTAAGTTGCACGTTAGGTAACATCTTATGTACTCCCAACTCGAAGCGACGTAAGTCTGATCTAAGAATCCCATCTATTTCTTCCTGTGTAAAAGTTTTATTCCACTCTGCTGGAAGAGATTTACCATCTCCAATAAGATGACCCACACCAACAGTCCATAAACCAGCAGGACATTTATAAGGCTTATTACGAACACCTTCATGATGTCTAATTAATTTAATAGCTTTGTTTGAAGTTCTCATTCACCAGACTTTTTCTTTTCCCAAGTACGAGAACCGAAGTAGAAGCCAATGATAGAACCAACAATACTCATTTCATCAGAACTAAAAATTACATCCATAGATTCTCTACTGAATCCAGATGTTTTAACTGCCCACCAAAAACCTGCTACATCTACAAATAATAATAAACCTACAAATGTAAATGCAATAATAGGTCTTACTGAAGCATTAAGTGTTTTAACCCATTGAGCAGATTCAGATACAAGTTTAGCATCATGTTCATATAAAGCTTGACGCTCTTGTGCATAAGTTTCTGCTTCTGTTTGTTGTAACTCAATAGCTGCTACTTTCTCTTGAGCTACAAATCCAGCTTGTGCCATAGCCATAGCTTGTTGATTTTGCATTTCTGCCATCTTACGCTCATGAGCTTGATCACCTTTTTGCTGAAAGAATCCTAGTATACTAGGTAAACCTGCAGTTGCAAAGCCTAAAATAGAAGATAATAGAGAAAACAAGTTATTCTCCTAAGACTACGAGTAATTTTTGTAGAAGTTCAATTGTTTCTTCAACAACAATTTTTAGGATACGTTTAGCTACCTTAAATACGATTAAAACAACTGATTTAACTAAAGATAATGCTTGTTTAATTTTTTCCATGTTTTCTCCTAGTTTCCTAATGGGTTAATAACTGCTTTTTTAAGAGCTTTCATATCTTCTTTAACGTTAGTTACTGTATCAGCAATCTTATCTTGTGAAGATCTAGCCATAGCATTAGCTTCAATTGCTTTACCATAAGCTTCGTTAGCTTTCTCTAGAGCACGATTGTTAGACATCATGACATCTACCAATTGTCTCTCTGTTGATTTGCTTCTATCTTCTAATACAGTAATGCGTGTTTCTACATTACTCATCTTCTTAACTTCTTCAATCGTTGAGTTCAAGTCGTTGAAGAGGGTGATTCCGTAATAAACTGGACCACCTACTGCGGTTAAGAGAATCGAACCTATCACCAATAGTTGTTTCGGTGAGAAGCGTGAGAGTAAACTCTTGAGTTCGTCCATATTCTTGTTCCTGTTCTAGTTTAATTATTTCTTCTATTTGTTGTTGTTGCATGTTATAAGATTGGTTAATCAAATTCAAACTCATAACTAATCCAAATCCTGGTACTAAATCTTTTCCTTTTGGTACATCAGGAGTCTTTATTTCTACTTTAGCTGATCCTGTTGTTGTACTTGCAGGTATTCTAGCCTCTGTAACCGATGTCGTCGTGGTATCTTTTACCTGTATGGTTGCTACCGAAGTAGCTGGAGTCTCCACAGTCGTTTGCAACGCAGTCAGTTCCTGTGCAATTACAGGTTCTTGTGGGATTAATGGAGCAGTTGTGACTTGTGCCAGAGGACTCGTTGGGTTTAACGGACTTATTGGACTCACTGGTGATTCTAGATTCGTTGGATTTGTTATAGATTTCACACACCCGTTTATAACCACAGTCCAAGTACCAAATATCGGTGTCGAATAAGGATCCGAGCATATCGAACTTCTTGACTCTTGTATTGATCCAGTATATCCAGCTTCGCATGCTAAAGTCCTATACTCTGCAGTTTCAAAGCAGGTTGGAGGATCTGGTGTACAGTTATCACTTGTTGTTGTCCACTCTGACCAACTTTGTGTAGAGCATGTGTAATTCCTAGTTTGATTGATGCCACCACTGTAATGAGGTAATGGGCAAGCAAGTGTTCTAGTTTCAACATTATCTGTACAAGCAGGTTGCTGATAAATTGCACAGTAAGGATCATTTGGTCTAAACCATGAGCAATAGTGGTTTTGCAAAGCATCACCAACTTCAATATCATAACAAACCATTGAACCATCTTGATACCAACCTTGTGGAGTTGATGTAAAATTACAGTACCAAGCATAAGCATTACTCTTTAGTAGGAGGAAGCTCAGGAAGATTAAAATCCTCACCATAGAGTGCTTTAAACCTTTCTGGATAACGTTTAAACCATGCTTTTCTAGCTGCATGACCCATCATTCCTGCATAAGGGCAAGGACTACCTGACATTTCCATAGCGTTCCAGCCTCTTATATCTTGACAAAGAACACTTACACCTGTCACTTTTAAACCACCACTGTTAAACGCATTGAATATCTTAATTCTTTCACAGTTCTCATCTACAATAGTCATACCACCACTGATAGATACTACACCTGTATTAGCACCACCACTTACACCTGAACGACACATATCGTTAGAGAATCCAGAGATACTTGGTGCCATAGCTGAAGGTACTGGCATACCTTTATTATTAATTGTAGTTGTATCAGCGTGAGCGTGGTCTATAAACCAGAGTACTAGTAAAACAATAACTGTCCAACTAAGTAGTCTAGTCATTATAGAAACCTGTGAGATAATAAAAACACGATTACAAATCCTGCAGTACCTAACATGATCTGTTCTAATCGTTTAAGTCTAGCATTAATCTGTTCATAACGTAATGCACAGATCTCTTCATGAGTACTAATACGATGGTCTACTTCGTGAATATCAGGTTTAGTCATTTTTATTTATCCGCTGGTAAAGGTGTGTTGCCAGCCTCAAAGGCTCTATCTAAAGACCATTTGTACCTAACAATTCTACTTCTTAGTTTGTCATAATTCATATTTAGTTCCTTAGCCCATTGTGCTATTGTTTGTGTTTTACCTTGCCATTCTACAAAAACATTAGCTCTTGTATTATTAGCTTGTTGTTCTCTTGTCGCCCAACGACAATTAGATTTCTCATAATTGCCATTAACATCAATTCTATCTAAACTCATTCCTTCTGGAGTTTCACCCATATCAAGATAGAAGTTTTCAAAACTATCCCATCTTTTATCATAAGTAATTCCACGAGAAGAATAGTCTTGATTTACCCTATTACATCTATTTCTCATAGCCAACCACATAGAATAAGTCTTTGTGTTTGTTTTACCATGAGTAGTATTAGCCTTAGCTATTCGTTCTTTATGTTCACATCCACAAGAGTTAATCTTACCTTGCACCATATCAGATGCTTTAATCTCTTTTTGTTTGCCACATTTACACTGGCAAATCCACCAAGCACCATTACCTTTTGATCTTCCTAATTTCAGTATGGTTAAACTACCAAACTGAAATCCAGTTAAATCACTTAGAGGTTTGCCCACTAGGCACTTCCTCGTCTGGACCATAAACCTTACCACCTTCTTCTTTATACTTTAAGTAGGCTTGGTAGTCTGTGTTTGCTGGATCAAATGGAATAGAAAGAATATAACCATTGCCAATAAAATTAACTACATCTACAATATTAGTCATTGGATTTTTAATTAATTTATACATATTATAACTCCGCTTGAAGTGCAATAAATGCAGAAGCACTATTAGTAAATGTCATTCCAGCGCTTCCTCCTGTTCCAGACATTTCTGTATTATTATACATTGAAGTGCAGTTTGTTTGTGGTCTAGTTATTGTTAAAGAATTAAAACTATCAGTTCCACCATTTCTATCAAAAGAATAATAATTTGTTCCTGAAGTAGCACTAAGAGTTGGAGTTGTTCGCATTGTTACAGGAAAATGAATTGAACAGGCAAAATTAGATGCGTCATACATCCAACCTGTTCCTATGAATTGAGCTGTTCCTGATACATGAAGATAATAATACCTCTGACACAATGCTAACTCATTACCATACATTCTGCGTTCAAATGGTGTTGCTGTTGAGCCTACTTCTAGTTGGACACCAGTGATGTAGAAGGTAGCTCCGTTAGTGCCTACTACTGATGTTGCACCTGTTGGAGCAAAAACGCTACTTGCAGTCCAAGAACCAGCAGTTCCACTATATGTTGAACCCATCCCTAAACTTAAAACAATTTCAATTGATGCAGAACTATTTGTTTGCCATGTTCCAATTGTTG